ATCGAATAAGAATGAAAGGACATGTCGGCGAGACGCTAGCAGTGGCGCACGAATCGGACGCTTTACTGCTTCCGGCCATAATAAATCTCACGGTAGCAGGCGATACAGGGCCGTGCGCCTCCTCACCAAGAAATTCTGGCGGGACGTCAAGAAAACATTCGACGAAGCGCGTAACGAGTCACCCGATAGCGGGTCAGAGGCAGCTTCTCCCTCAGAGGCGAATCCGAGAGAGAGTCCGGTGGTGAAGGATGCGCCCTCACGGGAAGCAACCCACTCGCCAGATTGAACGATGGGCCTCCGTTTTCAGCGCCGCGTAAAACTGCTGCCGGGTGTGCATCTGAATCTTTCCCTGTCCGGCGTAGGTTTGTCCGTGGGCGACCGCGGTGCCCACATCGGGGTCACCGCCCGCGGCCAGCGCTACACCAGCATCGGATTGCCTGGCACGGGCCTTTCCTATCGGGAATATCACAAGCCAGCTGCGCGCCAGGCGTGGTGCGACCTCTGCGCACCGGGTCACGTCCACTTTCCGGCCTGGCTAGCATTGGTCATCCTGCTAGCCATAGTGATCACGGTGATCGCCTTCAACAGCCATTAGAGGATCTGGCGCGCCTCGAAGCCGGCGGGGCCCTTGTCGCGCGTTTTGTTCCGCCCTGCCACTCACCGCACAAACCAACGAGCCAGCCAAAGCGAACGAGCCAGCCAAAGCCACAATCTCCAACGTCGGCACCGAGCCAGCACCCTACGTTCCGGATGATGCACCGAAGGCGGTTGACAGTTACTCGGCCGCGTTCGTCACCAAGGCGGTTACGCCTCGGCCGCCACTTGAACAGACGACGGCCAGCTTTGTCGCTCCACAAGCAAAGGGCGACCACCATATCCTGAAGGCGATCGGGAAAGGGTTGCTGATCGGTGCAGGCGTGGCCGGTGTCGCAATTCTCAATTCTGAGCGCTGCTCACTCTACGCCAGCGGTTACCCGCTCTTCTGGCGGTATGCGGCGTATCACGCCTGCCTCGGCTACTGAGCAGCAATCGCGGGGACCATCGGTCCGTAATCGCACACTGGAGGGGTTTTGGAAAGGCTTTAGCGCCTCGATTGCCTGCCGGTAAACCCGACACACGGTTCCGAGACCCAATCGCACTCTGCGGGCGATCAGGGGCCAGCTTAGCGCTTCCAATCTGAGCCGAAGGACTTCGACCTGTGCCGGGCACGAAGATCGCTCCACCACGCGATTCGGGAAACGCAAACGGCTGCGACCCGTGGCGTCGCTCAAATCGGCGATATCTGGACGGGCGCTGCTAAGTAATATGTCTGCTCACGCGGGACAATCTTGCAGAACGCCATCACCAGCGCCTCGGCGCGGTCGGGCGACGCCTGCCCACGCCTTTTCGCTTCCTCCTTGCTCTCGATCTCCGTTCGACCCGACGGTGTCGCGCGGTAAAGGATCGCTGAAAGCTGGGCCTCCGTTTCGAGGTCGTTCAGCCCGCAAATGGCACCCTGCTCCATCCATTCGCGGAGACTCCAGTATGACTCCGCTTTGGCGTTCACGAACCGTTCTGTGTCCACTGCGCGATGGCCGGCGTTGAATTGCAATACTGGAAAGCCCAGGTCCGCGAGGTGCAACGCGAAGTTGTAGCCAATGCCGACCGAGTCTACAACCACATACATGAGTCTGCCGGTTCTTAGCAGCCGCGAAAGCACCTGCACAACCCGCCCACGCGGGTCGTGCTCCGGGAAAGGGTGGATTTCCAGGACCGCGCCGCCGGCGCGAGCAACCAGCACGGTCTCGTCTTCCCCCGGGCCGGCGACGTCGATGCCGACCTGAATCGGTAAGGTCTTCAGTTTTTCGCTTTCTTGCAGTGTCGAATCACGCTTCGCTTGATCAATCAACTCCAGGCTGAAGACCGAGTGAACGGACTGGCTCGGAAACTCACCGAGCACCCGGGCGCGGAACATTGGGTGCTTCTGGCCCCACGCCAGTGCTCGCTCCTTCACCCAACGGCGCGTTACTAGATACGGTGCTACTGGGCGTGCCAGGTCGTCCTCGCTCATCGCTAGGAGCTGCTCCATCGTTAGCCCCGCGAGATTTGGCGTGTCGAAGGCACTGATTGTGAGGGTGGTCCAAATTGTCCTGCCGCGGGCGAATGCGTTGAAAAAATAACCGCTCGGGATCACTGGATTGCCGAGCATAAGCACATGGACATCGCCCCCGGCACGGACGCCTTCGATAGCATCCCAAATGTCGGCGCGGATTCCCGGCGCCTCGTCCGCGATGACCAATATATTGCGACCGTGAATTCCCTGAAACTTCACGGCTTCGTTCGTCGAGATGCCCTGGATGTAATTTGCATCTGTGATGCGCAGTTCGGTTGCGCTCGGCTCGGGGAATGCAATCCGAGACTGTGCTCGGGCCAAGCGGATTTCATCCCACATCAGCCGCACCTGACGCCAACCGGGAGCGGTATTGATAACCTTTCCTTCTGGAAAGCGCGTCAACCACCAGAGGGCGAGCCTGGCGGCCTGATATGTCTTTCCGCTCGCATGGCAGGCTTTGACCGCGACCAGGGGCTTCGTCGCGACCGCACGCATGATGTCGCGCTGTCGGCGCCAAAGCACCGAACCCAAGATGTCGCCGGCGAAGTGAGCCGGGTCAGTAAGCGAAGTGAAATTTTCACTCTTTGATGGGCTTCTCATCCGAATCCTCGGCCGGCCGCGAAGCCGCCGCGCCCTGCAGCAGCGCACGCGCAGCGTCAATGGGAAGCAAGGCTCGGCCGTCTGGTCCTGAGTGCTCCAATCGAGTGGTTTCCTTCCATCCGCGACGGCACTTCATCCAGAAAAAAGTCGCCGAGGGGCAGTGGCCCGAGGTCGCGAGCTTGAATAGCGTTGCGGCCACCTGTGCATCGGCTTTGTCGGCTGAAGAGTCAAGCGCCTTGCGGAAGTGCTTCCGCAAAGTCTTCGCGTCGATGTCCAGCGCGCGCGCGATCGCCTCCTGCGGCATCCCGCAACCGGACATTGCTTCGACTATGCGAAGGTCTTTGTCTGTCGGTTCGTATTTCCTGCGTCCGCCTGCCATCTTTTTATAGACGGGAAAAACTCCAGTCGCGCCCTCGGCTCATTCAAATGCTGGCTTTCTTGGACGGATTGCAACGGAAGGATTAAGCGCGCTCAAGCGTTCCCCAGTGCTAGACTTAATTCGTCAACTGAGAAGTATGCGGGCGCTGGCCGCGTCCGATGAAGACGGAACCGCTACCTTCCAGGCTCGGTGGTGTATGAGACCACAGAGCCCTTCCCTGGTGGTGTCAGGGAGAATTGTAGCAGAATCTGGAAGCACATTCAGGTTGTGGGAATCGGCCCGAGTGAAAGGACGTTCGGTTTCCGCAGCCTGCTTTGTCGCTATAGGCTTTTCTTCATAGAACCAGGTTAGTCGAGAGGACTGTCAATCTTGGCGGATCACAGCCCTGAGATTCGCTCTACGTCTGGAGTGTACCACATTCCAAGCAGAGAAGAAACTGAACGCACTGATTGACGTGTTACGGCCCTTCCTTAAATCACAGCACCTTCGAGAGTTCACTGCCTTCATGCCATGGGACGTGTTCAATGCGGCAATAGGCGGACCTCTCCGCGCCACTCGCGGAGACCCATACTATTTCTTGCTTCGAGCCATCATTGACGAAGTTAACAAAATCGTCACAGCGTCCGAGGAATGGAGGAAGATGGCCCCAGTTGAATATTTCTTTGACGATCAGACCGCCAAACTGGAGTTCAATGTCGCCAGACAATTTTCAAACATCAAATCCATTGTCGGTAACGCTCGCCTGATGGGCGGAATTGCGTTTCGGAATGACGAATTGAGTTACCCCCTTCAGGCCGCCGATCTGATTGCTTGGGAACGTCGAAGGGCCGAATTGGGCCTTGCTGAGGATCTAGGGGGCCGCAACACTCTGAAAAGACTCCATACCGTAACCAACGGGACGCATATGCGAATGAAAGAAGAAGTACTTCGCCAAATGTCCGATGACATGCGCGAATCGCTGGAAGCCGCCAGGCGCTCTGGTCTGATACAGGATGAATAAAATGCCCTCGTAAAGTTGCCCGGTTTAGCTGTCGATCTTCTGGCTCATGGACCAAGACACCGTGCCCCGCCAGGAGTTCGAGCTAACCGTCCGTGCTCTCGTACTTCGCATACAAATGCTGGCTGAGGTAGTCGCTGTAACGACTGCAACATTAGCAAACAGGGTCGTCAATCAGGCGGAATTTGATCAGATGA